ACAAGAAAGAGGAAACGGACTGGCGAACAGGCGGAACGACTTTACAAATGACAGCGCATTTCAAGGAATACGGGGAGCAGGAGGATAGCAGGCATGAAAATTAAGGATTTCAAGCCCGGACAGACAGTATATTCCTTGAGCCGGACAAGAGGCAGGACGACAGAGCATTTCATCAAGAGATACACCGTCCTATCAGTTGGCAGGAAGTATGTCAAGGCAGCCCCGGAGGGAAGTCAGAACCCGGACGAGTTTTTTCTGCATGAGGAAACAGACGATTACCTTACGGAAAATACCACATGGAGAGAACGGACAAAGCTCTTTCTCACGGAGGCGGCAGCAAACGACGACATTGAGAAAGATATGCTTCGCTCTTGGTTGATGAAATCGACGGAGGGCTACAAAATTTTAAATTACACGCTCGGACAGCTCCGGGCAGTCAAAGAGATATTGGAGGGATAAACGGCATGGGAAGAAAGGGGAAGAACAGATACACGGCGGAGGAGAGAGCAATCCATGAGGAGGCCGTAAGGCTCCGCAAAATGACCGATAAGCAGCTCGTCGAGGAATTTCACCGGGCGGCGGACACAGAGATAGCCGTCAGAGTGCCGGACGTGGCGCAGGACAGCCCGGAGGAGGCAGAGCCTAACAAGAATACCTCCGAGGTACAGAAGCTCCTCTCTGCCCTTTCAGAGGGGAAATGCAAAGGCATTAAGGGGGCAACTTCATACAAGATTGCGCAGTTTGCCGCAGAAATGGGGCTGGTATGATGAACGAGGCGCAGCACTATAAGGCAGTAATGAACGGCAGGCGCAGCAAGGCAGCCGGGGAATATTGGGAAAACATGATAGAGGCGGCCTGCCAGCACTACCGCCTCAAGGGAATAGCGGAGATCACCAAAACGCCGGAGCCTATGCGCCCGATTAAATCCCTCGGACAGGGGAAATTCATAGCACACTATGAAAAAATGGCGCAGCCGGACTACAAAGGGACGCTGGCCGGAGGCAAGGCCGTGGTGTTCGAGGCAAAGCACACCGACAGCGACCGCCTGCAGCAGAACGTCATATCCAGCGAGCAGGAGAAGCAGCTCGACCGACATATGAAGCTGGGGGCGGAGTGTTTTGTAATGGTATCGTTCGGATTTGAGCAGTATTTCAAAATCCCGTGGGCGGTGTTCCGGGAAATGAAACAGCACTACGGCAGGAAGTATATTACCCCGGAGGACGTGCAGGAGTACAAGGTCAGATACATAGGCGGCGTTCTCCAATTCCTCAAAGAGGGATAGGCCGGACAGAATGGGAGGTAACTCCCGATTAAGAAATCAAAGGAGGGACTTCACCATGAGCGGAAACGAACTGGACATACAGGAAATTATCGAGGCGGCGGTACTGGCAGCGCACGAGGTCGGAGTAAAGGGTATGGACGAAAAAATCCAGGCAGCCATAAACGTCGCCTTACCGCTTGGAATAAAAATTGGGGCAGAGGTAGGAAGCAAGATCGGCGCTGAAATGGGAGCGGCGGCAGCTATTGAAGCAATGGAGAGGGAGCAGGAGAAGTACAGGCAGAAACAATATGACTGGAAGTACCACAACACAAAGCTCCTGCTGCGCAATTACAGGCGGCTCAAGAAGTATTTTGAAAATGCCGTATTCAGCGAGGAGGACGCAGAGGAGGCAGACGAGAGCTTTGAGGGAATTATGAGAGGGGCGAGCCGGGCCGCCAGCGAAAAAGTGTTCGTCGAGAGTATTCAGAAGAACTACATCACCACAAAAATCATTATGACCCATGTGAACAAAATGCTGGAAGTTTACGAAATCATGTGCAAGCGTTCCAGCAGGAAAGACGACGCAAGGCATTGGAGAGTGTTGGAGGGATTATACATATCCGACGACTACACGACGGCGGAGAAGATTGCCAAAAGGGAGAACATAGACAAGAGGACGGTCTACCGGGACGTGGATATATGCGTAGCGGATTTGACAGCTCTTTTGTTCGGCGTAGGCGGCATTGAGAGCCTATGAGAGAGGCAAATGTCACAAACTCGCCATTTACTTTTCACTTCATAATGTGCTATACTGTAACCTGCGAAATAACGGAGAGAAAACGCCGCTGAATTGGAATTTCCAACGAGCGGCGTATTTTTATACGGATAAATGCCCCGAAAAGGGACGGAAAGGAGAGAATAATGGAAATACGGACGCTGAAAGCGACGGAAATCAAAGCGGCAGACTATAACCCCCGGAAAGATTTACAGCCGGAGGACGCAGAGTACAAGAAGCTGCGCCGGAGCATAGAGGAGTTTGGGTACGTCGAGCCGATTATTTGGAATGAGCGCACCGGGAACGTCGTAGGCGGACATCAACGCCTCAAGGTATTGCTGGAAAAAGGGGCGCAGGAGATCGAGTGTGTTGTGGTAAGCCTCGACGACAAAGACGAGAAAATCCTCAACGTCCTGCTCAACAAGGTAAAGGGCCGCTGGGACATAGGGAAGCTGGCAGACCTTTTACAGGAACTGGACGAGGCCGGGGCTATGGAGGCGACAGGCTTCGAGGATTGGGAGCTGCAGAGCCTCCTCATGCAGTACGACCACATAAAAGACCTCATGGAGGAGGATTTTTCAGACTATTCCTCCGAGAAAGAGCGCAGCACCTTTACTATGACATTCAGCCTCCCGGCAGGAGCGAGGGAAACCGTTGAGAGCTACCTGCAGAACACCGACAACGCCAAAATCGAACTGGCGACGGCGATCATCAACAAGGTAAAGGAGGGAGCGTAATGCAGATTGAACGGAAGAAAATCCGGGACATGGACAGGGCCGCATACAATCCCCGGATAGAGCTGATACCCGGCGACACGGAATATGAAAACCTCCGCCGGAGCATTACCACATACGGGCTGATTATCCCGGTGGTGTGGAATAAGCGGACAAACAGAGTAGTCGGAGGCCACCAGCGGCTCACCGTCCTTGAGAACGAGGGAGAAACAGAGGTAGACGTATCGGTGGTAGACCTCGACGAAACACAGGAGAGGCAGCTCAACGTCGCACTGAATAAAGTAGAGGGCGGCTGGGACGAGGAGAAGCTGGGCGATCTGTTGGCGGAGCTGGGAGAGGACGCAACCCTCACGGGATTTACCCAGCAGGAAATTGACAGCCTCACCAACGACATAGACAGCCTTATCGACGGCGACACCGTGGACGAGGAGCTGAAAGCCATTGAGGAGCTGTTTAACGTAAGCCTCACATTCGACAAGGCAGATCAGGAGGAGCTGAAAGCATACGTCAAGGACTATGGAAAGGAAGCCCTCATACAGGTAATCATACAGAAAGCAAAGGGGGAAATTTGATATGGGCTGCAAATGCGGAACGCAGGTTATTTTATGCAATCTCCCGGTACGGTTTGACACCTATAAAGGGTGCAGCCACGGGTGTAAATACTGCTTCGCCCAAAAGAAGCAGAATATCGCAAAGATACAGAGGGACGAAACCGTAGAGGCCCTGCGCTCATTCATAGAGGGAAAGAGAGGTAGGGAAACGGCATGGTGCGACTGGAATATCCCTATCCATTGGGGAGGCATGAGCGACCCTTTCCAGCCGATTGAGAAGAATATCAGAGCCTCCTATGATTGCCTCAAGCTGTTGGCGGAAACAAGATACCCGTTTGTTGTCAGCACAAAAGGCCGGCTCGTAGCAGACCCGGAGTACCTTGAGCTGCTGGAAAAATGCAACTGCGTCGTACAGGTAAGTATGGTATGTAGCAAATACGACCAGCTTGAGCCGGGAACGCCGCCCTATGAGGAGAGGCTGAAAATCGTGGAAACCCTCGCCGGACGGGTACAGAGGGTAATTGTCCGGGTACAGCCCTATATGCCGGAGGTTTTCAGAGAGGTTATGGCGAACATTCCCCGGCTGGCAACCGCAGGCGTTTATGGCGTAGTGGTAGAGGGCATGAAATTCTACAAGGGCAAGAAAGGCATGGTAAAAATCGGCGGCGACAACTGCTACCCGTTGAATGGACTGCGGCCACACTTCGAGGCAATCAGAGCGGAGTGCCACAGACACGGCATGAAGTTTTACGCCGGGGAGAACAGGCTGCGGAGCATGGGCGACAGTATGACGTGCTGCGGTATTGACGGCCTTGAGGGATTTAAGGGGAACGACTACAACCTATGTATGCTGATGAACGGAAAGAACCCGGAGCCGACGGAGAACATGAAGCAGATCGGCACGGGCGGCTGTTTCCAGTCCCTCAATCAGATTGCAGGTATCAACAAGAAGATAAATAACCAGTCCTTTTACGGCCTCATGCAGGAGGAGCTTGCCGGAAAGACTGATTATTATAAACGCCTCTTTGGGCTGGAAGAATGACGGCGCACGACCTTACACCAGTACAGGAGATCGCCGGAATGTATTTCAAGAGGGACGACCTATACACCCCGTTCGGAGCCGGGGAGGTAAACGGAGGGAAGTTACGCCAGTGTATGCTATTGGTTGAGGCCGCATTAAGACGGCAGCCGGGCATGACTGGCGTAATTACTTATTGCTCGATACACTCCCCACAAGGCCCGATCACCGCAGCGACGGCAAGGCATTTTCGTCTACCTTGCATAGTCGCCCACGGAGGGGCGAGCGACCTCTCAATAGCCACAGGAGATATGCCGAGGCTCGCCATGAGCTACGGAGCCGCCGTCAAGGTAATAGCCAAGAGCGGCAGGCACAACGTACTCAAGGCGAAAGCGGAGGAAATTGCGGATAGAAAACGTATGTTCGTTGTGCAATATGGGATAAACCTCGACGAATACGGGGAAGTCCTATTGAGCGCAGTGGCGGAGCAGGTGCAGAACATTCCCGACGATTTAGACGACCTTTACATCACCTGCGGCAGCGGAATTACGGCGAGCGGCGTTATCGTTGGAATTGAGCGGTATGGGAAGAATGTCAAGAACATTCACCTCATAGCGACCGCATTTGACCGACAGGAGAAAGTGAGGGCCACTCTCCGGCGATTTGGTGTGACAAGGGAGTTTATCTATCACGACCTTTTTCATTCGCCTGGCTTCGTCTATGAGAAGCAGCAGAAAATGAGGATAGGAGGCGTTAAGCTGCACCCACAATACGAGGCAAAGACCATGAAATATTTGGTAGAGCATAACCTCAACACGAGGAATGCTCTTTTTTGGATTGTCGGGGCAGAACCGAGAAAAAGATAAGGAGAGGAGGACAATGCCAAAATGGACTGATAAGCCGTGGGAACGTCAAAAGGGCGAAAGCGATAAGGCATACGAGGCGTTTGTGACCTACCGGGATATGGGTACTGACCGTAGCATACGGGCGGTTGCACAAAAGTTAGGCAAAAGTAGGACGCAGATCGGAAAGTGGAGTAGCGGCTGGGAGTGGACGGAACGTGTCCGGGCTTATGACAATGAGCTGGAAAAAGAGGCACGGGCGCAGGCGGTAAAAGACCGCAAGGACATGACGAGCCGCCACATCAAAATTGCCATGCAGCTCCAAAAGAAAGCCCTGGAAGCACTCACCAGCTTAGAAGTCGAGGCAATGACCCCCAAAGACATAAAGGAATTTATCAAAATGGCTACCGACCTCGAACGGCTGAACCGCACCCTTGAGGAGGACGGCAAGGGCAAAGGCGAAACCACCGCCTCGCTTGCTGATGAAATTATGGCGGCCTACTTAAAGAGGGAGGGGAAAGATAATGCTTAGTGCAGAGGCAATATTGTATTATGCCGATCACCCGGTAGAATTTGTCGAGGACATTATCAGAGCAACTCCCGACCCGGAGCAGGCCAAAATACTCCGCAGCGTAGCGGCAAACCCTATGACGACCGTGCGAAGCGGCCACGGCGTAGGAAAGAGCGCAGTAGAGGCGTGGGTAGTGATTTGGTTTATCTGCACTCACCCATTCCCTAAAATCCCATGCACAGCACCGACGCAGCACCAGCTATTTGACATACTTTGGGCGGAGGTCAGCAAGTGGATAAGAAATAACAGAGCCTTGCGGAATGAGCTGATATGGACGAAAGAAAAGCTCTATATGAGAGGCTACCCGGAGGAATGGTTCGCCGTGGCACGAACGGCCAGCAAGCCGGACGCTCTGCAGGGATTTCACGCCGAACACCTTTTGTATATCATTGACGAGGCCAGCGGCGTAGACGACAAGATATTTGAGCCTGTACTCGGCGCACTTTCAACGCCGGGCGCAAGGCTTCTGATGTGTGGGAACCCGACGCAGCTATCGGGATTTTTTTATGAGAGCCACAATAAGAACAGGGCCAGCTACTCCACATTCCACATAGACGGGCGCAAGAGCGGACGAGTTCGGCAGGATTATGTTGACATGATTATCCGAATGTACGGGGAGGACAGCGACGTATTCAGAGTGCGTGTCGCCGGAGAGTTCCCATTACAGGAGGACGACATATTTATTCCTCTTTCACTCGTCGAAAATTCCATTATGACGGAGTTTTCTCCCCGGAAAAAGCCGGATTTAATTCATATCGCCTGCGACGTTGCCCGTTTTGGCGACGATAAGACGGTAATTGGGTACAAGACCGACGAGAAAGCGGAGTTTTACAAAAAGCGTCAGGGGCAGGACACCATGAAAACGGCGGACGACATTATTCTGCTGGGCGAAATGCTGGTACACAGGTACAGGCTCACGCCGGAAACAGACAGCCCTATCCCGGTCAAGGTAGACGACGGAGGAGTGGGCGGAGGCGTGGTAGACCGCCTAAAGCAGATCAAGCGGAATGACCCGGAGCGGTTTTGGTGGTTGGAGGTTTACCCGGTAATCTTCGGCCAGCGCATAAAGCATAAGTATTACCACGACAGCACCACATATATGATGGCAGTAGTCAAGAAGCTATTGCAGCCATACGACGAGGACACCGGGGAGCGCAAGCCCGTGGAG